CGCGCCGCAAAAATTGAATAATCTGTAATCTGTTTATCTGAGGATCTGTTTTATGGGTATGGGCGCAAGAATCTAATGATCAACAAGGAAGCGTTAGAAAAACTTTTGGCGAATCAGCCGCCGGAGATCCGGGGGAAGGGAATCCTTCTTTTCAACGGGATGTCGGCAGGGGCCCGCGCCTATCAGACAGAATCATCAGCAACAAACTTGCGGAACTGGCAGGCGGCGGAAGCGGCCATGACCGCCTTTATCGAAGGACTGGACCGCCGCGCTGCTGCGGATGCTGAACAGTTTAGCACATTGGCCGACGTTCTTGATTATTTAAAGGACGCCGGTTGGAAAGCCACGAAAGCCACGCTTTACCGCCACAAGGATGAAGGCAAGATTTTGCCCCGGCGCGACGGATCTTATTATTTCAGGGACGTTGAAAAATATGCCCGGACCTTTCTCAAGCAACAGGCCACAGGTAAGCGTATCCAGGAGCGTGTCGATGAATTGCAGCGCAAGAAACTGGAAAAGGAACTGCAAAACCTGGAATTGGAGATATCCCGCAAGACATTTGCCCTGGAACGGGATCAAGAAAAGTATATCCCCAAGGAATTGATGGACATCGAACTTGCCGGGCGGGCGGGCATCCTGGAGGCGGGCCTGAAACACTGGATACAATCCCACGCCGCTGACTGGATACGCATGTCCGAAGGGAACACGAAGAAGGCCGGCGAACTGATCCAGTTTATGTACCACGGCATTGACGAGCACATAAATGAATATGCCAGTGTCCGCGAATACCGGGTAATCATTGACGACGATGAACCGGGCCTCGATACGGAGACCGGAGAAGAAACAGAAACCGGGGACGAAAATGAACAAGATGAAGGAGCGCCGCAATGATCCCAACCATCCACATATCCCGATCCTCCACCCCCTGGCTGCCGGCGTCGTTGCGGGCGCCTGCCGCCGTCGGGCGGGTGGTCTATGAGATCCGGTTGTCCGACGCGGAGGTGAAGATATTCAGGAAGGGGAAGAAGATCCCCGCGTCGTCATGGTGCGAGCGTTACCGTTATGTCACCATGTCCGTCCTGCCGGGGAAGTGGAAAAACGAGATCACGCCCTATCTGGCCGGGATCATGGATGCGTCTTTTTTCCCGTCCGTACAGACGATCATCGTCTGCAAGGCCCCCCAGGTCGGCGGCACCGAAGCCGTCCTTAACTGCCTGGGCTATGCCATTGACCGCGACCCTGGCCCCGCCCTCTGCATCTATCCCGACGAAATGACAGCCCGCGAAAACAGCCAGGACCGCATCCTGCCCATGATCAAGGCCAGCCCCCGGCTCCGCACCTATCTGACCGGCATCGATGACGACAGCTCCATCCTGCGGATAAGCCTTCAGCACATGCCGATCTATATGGCCTGGGCGCGATCGGCGGCGCGTCTGGCCAATAAGCCCATCCGCTATGTCATCTTTGACGAGGTGGACAAATACACCGACACCGCCGGGAAGCGCGAGGCGGACCCCATATCCCTGGGCGAGGCCCGGACGACGACATTCCGCCATAACCGGAAAATATGGAAGATCTCCACGCCGACGATTGATTCCGGGAATATCTGGAAGGCTCTGACGACGGAGGCCCAGGTTATCTTTGATTTTTGGGTGCAATGTCCGGCCTGCAAGGTATCCCAACGAATGACCTTTGGGCAGATCAAGTGGGCGCACAAGACGGAACCCGCAGCGGACGGGAAATGCCATTCGGAAGCGCCTGAGACCATCGAGGCGGAAAAGCTCGCCTGGTATGAATGTCCCCATTGTCTTACCCAATGGAGCGACTACGATAGGGACAGCGCCGTCCGTCATGGCAAATGGCGGGAACGGCATACGGAGAAGGACCTGAAAACCTACTTGCGGGAACATCGCCCGGTGAAGATCGGATTTCACCTGCCCTCATGGTTGTCGCCTTTCGTGTCGCTGTCAAGCATCGCCGCCGCCTTCCTGCGCGGGATGACGGACATCAATAAATTCAAGGACTTCTACAATAAGCACCTCGCCGAACCGTGGAAACTGATCATTGTCTCAAAGGATGAAGAGCAGATCCTGGCGGCCCGGTGCGACCTGCCCGCGCAGACCGTCCCGGAGGCCGCCGTCGCCCTGACCATCGGCGTCGATGTCCAGTTGTCGGGATTCTGGTTTGTCGTCCGCGCCTGGGCGCCGGACCTGACAAACTGGCTGATCCATTATGGATTCCTGGCGACCTGGGAGGACGTGGAAAAGCTGATCTTCGAGGCGGCCTATCCGGTGCAGCAACAGCAGGCAACAGGCAACAGGCAACAGGCAACAGGGGAGGTAATGACCCCGGCGCGAACCATGCGGATCTTCCGGGCTGCCGTGGACACCGGCGGCGGCAAGAAGTTCGAGACCATGACCATGACCGAGGAAACTTATTTCTGGCTCCTGAAGAACCGCGGGCGCGGCGGCGTGGCCCTCTGGGGGACGAAGGGCTCCAGCTCGGCCATGGCGGGAATGTTGAGCCTGGGAAACGCGATCATGTCCACCCCGGCGGGCAAAAAACTGCCGGGGGCGCTCCGCATCCTTTCCGTGGATACGGCCAAGGCCAAGGATCAATTCCATTACCGCCTCCAGTTGGCGACCAAAGAAGACAGCCGCGACCTCCCCGGCGCCGCCTTCCTCCACGCCGATACCGGCACGGACTACGTCGCCCAGATCCTGGCCGAGCAGAAACAGCTAAACGACCGCGGCGGCGAAGAATGGGTCAACGTCCATCAGCGCCCGAACCATCTTTTAGACGCCGAAATCCTGGCAGCCTCATGCGTAGAAATGGAATTCCCCGGCGGGGGGCTGCGTTTGATTGCGGCATCGTCCGCATCGAGATCCGGCGATCCGGCAGCGCCGGGGACACGAAAAACAGGACGCCGGGTAATCAGCGAGGGGATCAAGGGCTGATGGTCGCTAAATCATGCAAGATTCTGACAAGCAAAGACGAAATAAAAGCATACCTGGGGAACTTATCAGATTATATGTTCAAGAAATATATCGAGAAAGGACTACCGGCGCGTTATGAAGACCGCCGATGGATTGCCCATGTTGATAATTTGGATGACTTCATGAAAGCATATACCAGAATATCGTTGAAAAAGATGCCCGCCGAAGACGATTTTCATGCCCCAAATGCACAGTAAAAAAATCGTGTCAAGTAAAATAACACTTAACTGACCCCCAACTGACCCCCAACTGACCCCCAAATAACACGCGAAACCAATTTTTCTAAAAAAACCCATGTTATGGTGTACGCGCAAAAAGCAACCACTATATCTTGGGGGCAGAAATGGCATTTACAACCTGGACGGCATTAAAAACCCAGATCCTGGACGACATCGCCGCCGGTTCAATTCTCACCAGGTCCTATTCCATCGGCACCCGCAGCCGGACCTTTACCAGCATGGCGGAGGTGATCGACTTCCTCAAATTCTGCGACTATCAAATTACCTGTGAGACGACATCCCGCCGCGGCCCGACGTTGAAAGGAGCAACCCCGACATGAGAGAGGTTCGGGTAGGGCGATCCAAGATTGAGGTCCGGGAAAACATTATCGATCATATCGTAAATTGGCTCGATCCCGTGCGCGGGCAGCGCCGCCTGGCCGCCCGCCTTCGTCTTGCCCTGGCCGGCGGATATTCCGGGGCGTCCAAATCAAAAAGATCGCTCATGCAGTGGACCACGGGCAGCCGGGACGCCGATTCGGACATCCTCTGGGACCTGCCCACCCTACGCGACCGCAGCCGGGATCTCCTCCGCAACGCGCCCCTGGCGACCGGGGCCGTCAATACCGTGATCACTAATACCGTAGGGCAGGGCCTCCGCCTCCAATGCCGCCTCGATCGCGCTACTCTGCGTCTGACCGACGAGAAGGCCGAGGCTTGGGAATCCGAGACGGAGCGCGAATGGGGGCTCTGGGCCGAAACGCAGGAATGCGATGTTGCCCGGACGCTGACTTTCGGCGACATTCAGGAGCTGGTCTTTCGCCAGGTATTGGAGAACGGCGATGTTTTTATCTTGATGCCCCGATTCGTGCGGGGCGGCTACCCTTACATGCTCCACCTTCAGGTAGTCGAAGCCGATCGCGTCTGCAATGCCGACTGGGCGCCCGACAGCGACATCCTGGCCGGCGGCGTCGAAAAAGATTCGTATGGCGCCCCGGTGACCTATCATATCCTGCGGCAACACCCCGGCAACATGCTCTTTGCCACGAAAAGGGATTACACGTGGGAAAAGGTGCCGGCCTTCGGACGCAATACCGGGACACGGAACGTCATCCACCTCTATCGCGTCCTGCGGCCCGGGCAGAGTCGGGGGGTGCCCTATTTGGCGCCGGTCATCGAGTCCCTGAAACAGCTCGATCGCTATACGGAAGCGGAGCTGATGGCCGCCGTCGTGTCCGGCATGTTTACCGTGTTTGTCGAGACGGAGCGCGGTGATGCCAATTTCGGCATGTTCGCCCCCGATGCGGAAACCGGTGCCCTGACATCCGACGAGGACTACAAGCTCGGCAACGGGGCCATTGTCGGCCTGGCTCCCGGCGAAAAAGTCTCCACCGCCAATCCGGGCCGGCCGAATCAGGCCTTTGATCCCTTCGTCAAGGCCATCATGCAACAAATCGGCGTGGCCCTGGAGATTCCTTATGAAGTTCTCATCCGCCATTTCTCGTCATCATACAGCGCCTCGCGGGCGGCGCTGCTCGAATCATGGCGGTTTTTCCGCAATCGCCGGGCCTGGCTGGCCCGTAGCTTCTGTCAACTCGTATATGAGGCCTGGCTGGCCGAGGCCGTGGCGCTGGGTAGGGTGCAGGCACCGGGCTTTTTCCGTGATCATCGCATCCGCAAGGCTTACACGGGCAGCCTGTGGATCGGCGAGGCCCCCGGGCAGATCGATCCTCTAAAAGAGGTGGATGCGGCCGAAAAGCGGTTGAGCCTGGGTTTGTCCACCCTGGATGAGGAGACCGTGGCGATTACCGGCGGCGACTTCGACCGGAATTATCCGAGGATTGTCAAGGAGCGGCGCATGCTGCAATCGATAGGCATGTGGAGTCCCGGCCAAAACAAAAACGCAGCTACCCTGTCGGGACCCCAGAACAGCGAAGACGAAAAGGAGGGCGAAGAATGAGGCTCCTGGACATCATGACGTCACCCTGGGCCATCATCCCCGAGAAGCTCCAAGAAATCCGGGCAATTTACGAGACCCACATGCGGGGCGAAAAACTGGACCTGCGAGGCTTCAAGCAAGTGAAGAAAGTCGGGAGCAGTTTTACCGGCGACGTCTCTGAAGAAGATTTGCGCGGCTACGCCATCGACCGGGGTGTGGCCGTCATCGCCGTTAATGACGTGCTGACCAAGAACCGGACGTTTTTCTCATATCTGTTCGGCGGGACTTCCATGCGGGACATCGGCGACGCATTCAGGAATGCACTGCAAGACGGGGAGGTGCATGCCATCCTGTTGCATATCGATTCCCCCGGCGGGACGGTGGACGGGACGGAGGAACTGGCCAACACCATTCGGGCGGCGCGGGGGACAAAGCCCATCGTGGCCCTGGCGGACGGAACAATGGCGTCGGCTGCCTATTGGATCGGGGCCGCTGCCGATAAGGTCTTCATTGCAGGAGATACAACGCAGGTGGGCAGCATCGGTGTGGTCGGCACCCATATTGACGTATCGAAACAGGATGAGATGATGGGGGAAAAATGGACGGAGGTTACCGCGGGCAAGTACAAGCGTATCGCCTCGATGCACCGTCCCCTCTCCGAGGAGGGAAAGGCCTATCTCCAGGAGCAGGTGGACGAGATCTATCGCGTATTTGTGGATTCGGTCGCCGATCTGCGGGGGCGCTCGGTGGAGCAGGTCCTGGAAGCGGCAGACGGAAAAATATTCTTTGGAAGGGCGGCCATCGAAAACGGTTTAGTGGATGAAATGGCTGCCCTGGAAGACATCATCAACCAGCTAAAGGAGGACAACCTGATGAATTTGGATGAACTCAAAGAAAAACATCCCGATCTTTATCGGGCGGCATACGAGGAAGGCCGGTCAACCGGGGCCTCGGAGGCCCAGGAGCGGATCAGGACGGAGGCGTTCGCTGCCGGCAAGGCCGAAGGCCTGACCGAGGGGGCGACGACAGAAAGGGATCGCCTCATGGCGATGGATGACAACCTCATCGAGGGGCATGAAGAACTTCTGGCCGCTTGCAAGAAGGACCCTAACTGTACGGTGAACGAATTTCTGCGAAAACAGACCCAGGCCGAAAAAAAGCTCCGGTCGGAAGAGCTTACCAAACTGAGAAATGACGCGATTTCACCCGTCCCCCATGCTGCCCCGCCCATTCCCGGTGCGGATGGAGGAGACAGCGCCCTGGACTCCCTGCCCATCGAGCAGCGAGCTCAGACGGAATGGGACCGCAATCCGTCCCTTCGTCATGAATTCGGCGATAACTACGGCGCTTATCTGGCGTTCCAAAAGAACGTAGCAGCGGGCCGGATCAAAATCCTCGGTCGCAAAGACCGATAAATAAAGGAGGAAAAAAAAGATGGCACTTACAGCAGATACTCCGAGAGCTTATGAGCTGGGCAACATCAACGAATTGCCCGTAAAAGGCTCCACAAAAATTTATGAAGGCGCGGCGGTGGGCGACGCCGCCGCCGGATATGTGCGCGGCCTGGTGGCCGGCGACCCCTTCCGTGGCTTCGCCCAGCGTCAGGCGGACAACAGTTCCGGTTCCGACGGCGACATAAAAGTCAAAGTGATCACCGAGGGCCTGATCAGACTGACCATCACCGGGATCGCTATTACTGACGTCGGCAAGCCCGTCTATGCCAGTGCGGATGGGACTTTCACCCTCACGGCGGGGTCCAATAGCCTGATCGGTTACGTCCATCGGTATGTCACGACCAATACCTGTATCGTCGCGTTCAGCGACAAGGGCGAGGATTCCGCGGCGTCCGCGGCGGCGTCCACGGCAGACAGCAAGGCCGTCTCCAACTCGGTTATCGCATCGGCTAATCTCAGCACCGGGGACAGTAAGGCAGTTTCGCTATCAACGATCATTTCCGCAAACCTGTCAACGGGCGACAGCAAGGACGCCTCCAACTCGGTTATCGCATCGGCTAATCTCAGCACCGGGGACAGTAAGGCAGTTTCGCTATCAACGATCATTTCCGCAAACCTGTCAACGGGCGACAGCAAGGACGCCTCTCAATCCGCGCTGATCAGCAACCACGAATCCAGAATGGCTTCGCATAGCATTTAAGGAGTGAGAACGTGCGTATAGCCCACTGGACAGAGCATATCGGGTCGGGAATGAGCAGGGTGGCAGAGGACATGGCGGCCCAGGAGCGCCTATTCGGCCTCGATTCCCATGTCTTCAGCCCATTCCTGGCGGTGGGCGACGATGCGCGGCAGGCCGACATTCATGTGATCCATCAGCACCTTCCGGATGAATTCCACGGGGAAAGATTCCGGAAGGTCTATGTCACCCACGGGACGCCGGAGCATG